AGGGTGTACTGGCGAGTCTCAAAGGTCATGTCTGAACTGCTGTCGTTGTATTCCGCCGCTCGGGCAAAGTTGAGGAAGAGCGGCAGATCAGCATCATTCACCGGACCCTTTGGCAGGCGGTCATAAGCCCGTTTCACGCCGGTGATTGACTCCTGGAGGACCTTCAAGCGTTCCTTGACTGTCTCAATGCTCATGCCAGACCCAGCCTTAACAGGCCCAAAGACTCGAGCCTTTTGCGCATGTAGGCGTGGACATCTTTCGGCGTCGAAAAGGCGGCGCCGTCGATCATCACCGTTTCCATCCCCGGATTGGACCGCAAACGGTAGTATGCTGCCACAGCCTGGGCGGCCAGCATCTCGATCTCATAACCCGGCTGCCAGGCCATCACGACGGCGGCCGATTCATGTGCCGCCGCTGTCGATCCGTTTACTCCTCGAATCACAGTGATAGTATCGCTTGTATCGCCTGAGACGGCTGTACGTGCATACAGATACTCATCATCGATGGCGAGCATCTGTCCGGCTTGAACCAGGCCGTTTCCAACAGTGAAACTGGTTGCCGTGCCAGTAATCCCGGCGCTCAGCACAGCCCCGGTATCCTGCCAGGCATTAGCATAATCGTCATGGCATCCCCATACCCCAGCCAGAGAAATCGCTCCATTGTCTGACCCATCCCCGGCCGTAGACCAGATCTTTCCAGATGTGGCAAGCAGCGTTATTTTTTCCTTGGGAGTAAGGTTCAACGGGTAGAGTTTGTATTCACTCACTGCGATAGTATTTCCATCCCCATTAGTCAGGGCTGTCATTTCAAGCAGGTCATCATCAAGATAGAGATCCGCCCCAATGGGTGTATCAAAGTAGTGAGTCTCAATCCTGGGGTAAAACTTCCGGTTGGTGATCTCGCTGATCTCACGGCTCACCTGGCGAACGATTTTCAGGATCAGGGCATCATCGCTTGACTGGGTGCTGTCCAGGTATGCAGACCGAACACTTGAAACAGTAGCATACTCTCCATAGTTCATTTGGCATCCACCTGCACGGTCTCGCCCACCGCCTGGGGATGATTAGCCAGCCAGGCCTGGTGTACGTCGGCATCGACGTACGATGGTGACAGGTGAGGAATCACCAGGGATGTATCGCAGTAATGCCAGATCCCAGCCTGTTCACAGATTCGCCCGAAGTACATATCCTCGCTGGGCTGAGCGCTGTTGGTGGGGTACTCGTAGCGGAACCACGGGTAGAGATATCCCTTATGCTCGAGTTCGATCAGGACCCACCGGCGGATCGAGATCGCCGAGGTCGAGACAATGGCACACTGGTAGACCGGTCCATACTCGAAGCCGGCCAGGGAATGCAGACCGCCTCCGTTTGCACGAACGAAAAAAAGCGGATCGTAAGGCGTTCCTCGTCGAAAGGCCAGGGCTCCAACCACGCCCAGGGCCGGGTCATGAGCCGCAAAGCGCTCGAGGATATCCGCCGGGTATTTGTGGTCGGCGTCCAGCATGATTAGCAGGTCATTATCTCGGGTCGATTTCTCCTTGAACGCCTTACAGATTTCATTACGGGCGAAATCGGTCCGGGTATAGCTAATTGAGATCCGGTCATAGCCGTTCCGACCGGCGTTCATGGCCACATCCAGCATACAGTTGTATACCTGGTCGCTGGCCACGCCGCCTCGCTCTGGAAGAGAACTCCACCAAATGTTGCTCATAAACTCCCTTAGAAGGGGGGCCAGAGGCCTGGCCTCCCTTGAAAGACAAAAAGGATCGTTATATCTCACGCCGTCCGCTTCATATTCTGAAGCAGGACGATGATGTTAGCCGTAGCACCGGTGCCAGACACCGTGCCAATTGCAGCCTTCACGTAGCGCTTAGCAGGCTTGACGTGATATTCAGTAACTGCCTGGGCTGCCTGAGTAGCCGTGACGTTATTGATCGCATCGCCTGGAACGGCCGTATAGGTGCCATTGATGGTGTCGCACTCGCTCACGGCGAGTGGGAAGGTGCCGGCGGTCAGAATTTGGCTGGCGACGATCAACTTCATTTCCCGTTTGCCGACGCTGGCGCTGGGAGCAAGAGCTACAACACTCCCAGTCACAGCCTCGGTGGCGCCGGCGGCGTTCAACAGGGTCTTGATCTCGAAGGACTTCTGATTCATTGGTTCACCTCATGGATCATCTTATAAATTGTCGATTTAGCTTGTTGCTGCCTTTAGGGTTTTGAGCCGCCAGTCTTGGACCAACTGCCCTCCCACGCGTTTGCGCGCGTAGACAACTACCTCACCCCGTAGGGCCCGAATCTCGCGCAAGACCTCGATCGAGAGCCCCACCCGGTCAGCAATGTAATAACCGCGCAGGTCGCCAAAGAGAACACTATAAGAGTTTGACGCCAGGGCGGGCATAAATTGGCTCTTAGCGATGGGGTAACCCAGCAGAGTGGCCGGATAGCCTCGGACCCAGGATTGGAACATGCCGTCAGTCTGTTGCCAGAGCGGACGCTTTTGGCTATCAACCAGGCCGCGGATTGCTCCGTACGTCTTTTTGGCAGCCAGCCAGCGGGCGTTCTCTTCATATTGAGGCGGAAGAGCGCCTTCCATCCCGATGAGCCCCTTAGTCGAATCCTCAGAGCCGGACGCCGATTGCCAGGATACCCCCCCGGATATGCCCGAGAGAATCATCATCCCACCAGATGCGTCTGCAACTGTGGCGTTCGAATGACTCAGAATGCCCTGAGGCTGACCGGCGCCGTTGCCATTCAAGAATGCGTCCTCTTCGCCCAAGGAATACGCCTCTTCCAGGATCATGGAGATATATCCCAACAGATCGAAGGAATTATCCTCGAGCTGTTCTCTGGTTAGGATGATCGCAGCCGTAGCGGTGTGGACCGGGATATTTTCCCTGCCGGCAACAGGATTGGTCGCCTCGCTGATATCTGCGTCGAGCGGAGTAGAAGCCTGCCAACTAAAACGGGCCCCGGAGGTATATTTATCGTCGGTAGTGTATGTCACCTTCGGAAACGACAATACGTCAGACCCGGTGGTATAGACTGATGCATTGGGACGCACGGCAGCCATTGTGGCGATTTTCTTAATCAGCTCATTGCGATAGTCTGGCGGCACCCAGAACCCACCAGCAGTATCGGCGCCCTCGTTGAGCACCTTCATGGCGTCGCCTTTCATCCCCCGGCCCAGGCCTACGGCTCGGATGTATTGGATGAAGGCATCTTTATACGCCCCTGACTTCAGGGCCTTGAGCTTTGCTTCGCCGATTCCCTCGACGGCATACATATCCCCATTAGGTTCAGCGGTGAGACCTGGGGCCTCACCCTCGCCCGGAAGGGCTTCCCGGGCAAAACTGGCTTTCACCCGAGATTGGCCGTCAGGAGCTTGAGCCCACGCCTTGATAGTTTCGGCTTTGTTAGCCTGGTCGATCTGGTCGCGGATCTGCTCGGCCTGGCCGAGCAGGCCTTTATACGTGGCGTTCTGCTCATTGCTCAGGGGAGCGTCCCCAGATGCAGCCATAATGGCATCCATCTGGTCGAGCAGGCTTTTCAGTGCATTCTGTAAATGCTTCATGTTAAACCTCCAAAGTAAAACTTGACTCGTTGATGTTGGAGACGGACTTTCTCTACCATCGCCCGCGCCTGCTCGTCAGACGCCTCCGGGTCTGGCAAAGTTAACCCGATGCTCTTGAAATAGTCTACAGTGCCGATCATTCTCGGCTCGCACGGGGTAGTGGTGAGTGCGGCAGCAAAAAGCGGCCACTGCTTGAGCCACACAGCCCCGGATTTGGCTTTTTCACGCACTACATATTGAGGTGCACTATCACTCGATGTGCCTAGCAGCCCTTGCTCCACCAGGCGATCGATCACCTGGCGGTACTTGTGCGCCCGGTCGAGTTGGGCGATATACCAGCGCCCCAACTCGTCATTCCCGAATTCAACAATCTTGCCCACAATCGGCGATGTCTTCATGGTGGTGTCCTGGCCATGGTCCCAGGTGAGTGGGCGAGGCAAACCCAGGGTACTGTCCCAAAAGTCGGTTTGGGTGGTGAAGAATTCGCGTTCAACATCCACCCGGTCAGGATTGCCCCACAAATTAGAATAACCCTTGATCTCATCCCGGCCAATCGATTTGACCGCCAGGTCAGGAGGGCTTTCGCTTTCCAGCCCCATAGCTTTGACATACGACAATTTGAGCCCGCTCACCAGATCCTGGACGGCCTGGCGGGGCAGGCCTGCGGTAATCAGCTCTGCAATCATGCGGTGGGATTCAGGCATGGCTCACCTCATTCCAGGCCAGCGCCAGGCCAGCCGTCGATTGAATATGTACAAATAACAGGTTTCTATCCACCAGGGCCCGCTCGACATCGGCAATATATAGGTCATGGAAGATCAACAAGCCGCCCGGCTTTACGTTCAGCATGGCCAGGGTGATATCTGTCATGACCGCCTGATATTGATGAGAGCCATCGATAAATGCAGCCTCCAGGCAATAGCGCGCTCCGCGAAGCTCGCGCAGGCATATAACGCTGGCTGGTAAGGTCGGCCAAATATGATCTTGAACCCAGGAGTCACAGTCCAGCGTTAGAACTCGCCTGGCCGTAGAAGCCAGCCACCGGGTGGAGACGCCCAGCCCAGTGCCGATCTCGAGCACTGAGAGGCCCCGGACCAACTCGGAGATGATCCGCCCCTCGGTGTCGTTGATCGACAGGCGAGGCGTCCCGGCGCCGGGCTCGCCCGGGTCGGCCCGGCAGGAGTATCCATTGATTGGGGATTTGATCAGCTCAATCACGTTTCAACAGCTCCTGGTCCAGGATGAACAGCGCGCCGGTGTCATTAGATGCATTGGAAATTCGCTGCAAGATTTCGGTGACCGCCCGCTCTTCTTCTATCTGCTCGTTCAGTAATTGCTGAGCGAAGAAACAGGTTTGGGGGTCCTCGCCAGCTTCAGCCAGGTAATACAATTCTTTTAACCTGGCTGTTGTGATCTGTTCGATTACCAGGGCTTCCTGGAAGAAGGCAGCCAGGCCAGAGGGGATATTAGGCGCCGGCATCGCGTCGAACAACGGGAAGGCGTTTTGATCGATGATGTAATTCATCACAAGATCAACGTGCGAATCTTCTTCGGCTGCTTGCCGGGCAAACCAGTGAGCAGCTCCAGGCCAGGATGCAGCATCCAGGGATGCCGAAAACGCCCGGTAAGTGGCATGGTTGAACCGCTCGTGATTGAGCTGATCATTAAGCATGCTGAAAACAACAGAACTAAGCATTTTCACCTCGATTGAACTGATCTGCCAGCTTTTCTAAAGCCTCTGTCCAGGCCGCATCAATATCATCGCTTGCATCTTCAAATGCCCGGTCGATCCGCTTCCAGCCCCGGCCGGCATGGATCCCGGCCTGGTCGTATAACCCATGCACGATCTGAACATAACTGGCGCTGTTACCGATCACACCTTCGACGCCGCTCTCTGTTTTGCTTACCCGGGTCGCCCAGCGCAGGCGAAGCCGCTCTGATCGTTTCTTGCTGAGCTTATAACCGACATAACCAATTGCCCCTTTGGGTGCCCGGATCCGGCCGCTCGTCTTGGTCAATCGGCCGCCAGGTAACGATCTGACCGGGTACCACCAGCCAACCCCTCGATCGTAATAACCCAGGGGCTTGTTCCCAGCATACCGGCCCGGCCGGTTAGCTGCTGTTTCCGGAGGATATTCAGCGACAGTACCAACCACGGCTGCTACGCTTTTCTCCATTGCCTCCTCAGCGAGGGGCAGCGCCTGGCGCGAACAGTCCTGCAGCGCTTTCAACAAAGTTTCAAAACCATCGATTTCGACTTCCATCAGGTCTTTTCTCCCAGGTGGATGCCCTCGCTCACCACCACGCCATGCAGGGCCCGGCATCCATCGACAGATCCCCAAGGCGTTGTCAATGTTTGCACGCAAACTTTTTCATCATTGTTGGTGTACCAGACCTGTACCCAGCTCCCATCTGCTAGGCGTTTGACCTTGAGGTCACAATAACAATTCGGGTGAGCTGGCGGTTTGAAGAGCGCTCGAGGAATCCCGGCGCGCTGGTGAGCGATGTCATTCCCTTCCGAGTAAGCGCGGGTCGTTTCAGTGACAGCCACGCGCCAGGCCCTGATCTGGTTGTTATCCAGAATTGGAAGAAGTGATTTTTCGAGCTGACCAATTGAAGCGCCTGGAGTCTCGGCCCAGTTGGCAATAATCTCGCCGACCAGGCGCTCACTGGTAGTTCCTAGCTTGTTGAGCAGGTCATCGGTGTATCGCCGGGCCCAGGCTGCCGCGTCGGTGTTCACCAGGTCGTCATCGATGTGGATGCCCAGCCCTACCAGGTTTTGAGCGGCCGCCAGGGCTCCGGCCAGAGCCAGGGCTTGCAGCCTGGGTCGGATAACCATCGCGAGCTTATCCCGCTCATTGATCCAAAAGTCATTAGGAAGCACGGATCACCTGTTTTTTTATCCTCTTACGCAATCCCGAAAAATAATTCAGCATGGCTCGCTCGAAATCCCGTTGAACTTTGCGCCGGGTGGCCGGGCTAATACTCATCGCTTTGAAAGGGGGCACTCTGGGGAGCGCCCACCTCCGCCAGCAGAATATCCCGCTTCCAACTGGGTATAAATCGCCATTTAAAGCTTGAGATCTCAGCGCTCTTGTTCTCTTTCAGCCGGCGGGCAGCGAATGATCGAAATTGCTTTTCCTCGAGCTCCTGCTCTGCATCGCTTCCATAGGGGTCTTCGGTGTCACTTTCACCACTGACGAAAGGCATCAACTGTTCAGGGATCTCCGCTGTCTCTTCGCCAGGCTCTGGCGCGCCCGAGCTGACAAAGACCGGGGCATTATCTATGGGGTCAAATCCCATTTCTTCTCGCGCTTCGTCACGGGTGATCACGCCGCTGGTTGACGCTAAAATCGATCGCTGCCAGGTGAGGTTCTTATCCTCCTGGAGCGCCTTTACCTTGCGGGTCATGAATTCACATAGGTAGCTGTCGGCATCATCATGGTATTGTGGCAGCATTTGTTCTTGGGTATCGCTGGCAAGGATCTCCCACTGTGGAGAAACCCACTCCTCATACCAGGCCCGGCGCGCCTCAGCATAGTTAGAGTAGGTAGATCGGTCCATACCGATCTTGGCTCCAACAAGTATAGGGGGCATCTCAAATGACATGCAAATCCTGGATTCTGTCCTGGCGTCCAGCTCTGGGAAGGTCATATCTCGCATATTCATCTGGGTGCTCTGGTATTCAGCCCCCGATCCCAATACAGCCACCTTGGCCCAATTCTGCACTCCACCGTGTTGCTTCTGCCAACGCTGCTGAATCCGTTCTGCCTCGACATCGGTCAGGCTCTGAACAGTCTTCAACAGGCCGGAAAACTGGGCGCCGTCCTGCATGAACAGCTTCAAAAAATCAGTGGTAGAGTTATCTACTCCAAGCTGGCGTAGACACGCCATGGTGGGAGAAAAACCTTTGAGCAGAGGAAACAACGGATCGAAATATTCATACAGTAAGACATTTTCGATTGGGATATTCACCGGGGGCAGGCCGTAGGGTTGGTAGCGCACGGCTCGGATCGGCCGGCCATCCCCGCGATAGAAACTACAAAAATCGGGGCGCATCGGCCATAGAGTGATCGGCTCTCCCAGGTTGTTACGCTCGATCTCCCAGGCTGCAAACCCGGCGATATCCAGAAAGATCTGGGTGATTTGCCAGAATTTCTTTTCGGTCACCCGTTCGTTAGGGTGTCGTAAGAGCAGCCGTAAAGAGTGATCCTTGATCTCCTCGGGGGTCTCTCCGCTATCGTCGTAAACCCACATGGGGGCCTCGGCGATCGCCCTGGCCCGCTTGCCAATACAGGCATAGATCAGCTCATTGGACCGGTATCCTGCTTGCGCCAGAGAATAGGGATTGGGGGCAGGATACTGCGGCGTCTGCTGTTCGTAGACCGGGTAGATTGATGCATAGGCAGGAGACGCCTTGTTTTCTTTGCGCCGGCCGGTTACAGATTGTACGAGTGTGTCCCAGAAGCCCATTAGATAAACACCTGTACCCTTGCGCTGGTCATCGCTCGCCAAAGTAACGCCAGCATAATGACCCAATCATCATGTTGGCCATCCGGTGCAGAAAACCGGGGATGGCCGCTTGCCATTGTCTCAACCTCAAACGAACGCAACTCATCCGCTGCAGCCCTAGGGACCAGGAAGCCAGCGTGCTCAAGAGCGTTGGCCAGGCCTTGAACCACAGCCGGCTTGGTTGTCGCAGATGTGTTGAACCCAGGGCGGCCATCGGGGCCAAGAAGAATTGGGATTCGCTCTCTGATCAGCTCGATATTCGGCTCTCCTATCGAGGTACGCTCTGGCAAGCAGCCGTGCACGGCCCAACGGCCTGCCAGGGTGTAAAGCCGCTCGCGCTGGTAGGTGTAGTCCAACTGATTGAACCGGTCCCAGTCAACAACTCGATTGCATTCTCTGCAACCTACTCCAAAAACAGTGAAGTCGTTGGATAACCCCCAATCGCCAGCCATGACCAGGTAATGCCCTTTGTGCTGATCAGGCTGATCCGGCTGGTCAATAACCGCGGCTGCATCGATGTTCTGAAAATAAGTACCGCCTTCCACGAACTCCGCCAGGATCTCCTGCCGAAAGACTCGCTCGGGAAGTTCACGACGCATAGACTCAATCTCGCTAGCCTTGATATACGGGTTTGCACTGGTTGGAAACTGCCAGCGTGCCCACTCCCCAGGGAGATCGTTCACTGCACGCCATAGGGTATGAAAGTAGTTGAGTCCTTTTGGGGTGGACAGAAACCACGAGTCGCCCTCATAATCGGCCAGGGTCGCTCGAATGACCTGGGTCCAGGCTTC